AGTCTTAATCCGGCGAATAAACATGCCTATCTAGTCCCCAGAAAAGGATCTATCTGTCTCGATATTTCCTACATGGGCCTTCTTCACCTGGCGATGTCAACCGGATCAATTGAGTTCGGCCAAGCAAAGCTAGTCTATGAAAAAGATGTTTACGAGAATGTCGGTATCGATAAGCCGCCAGTTCATAAGTCAAACACGTTTGGTGATCGCGGTAACCTGGTTGGCGTTTATTGTGTTGTCAGAACCAATACCGGCGCATATCTAACCGAAGAAATGACAATTGATGAAGTAAATCAAATCAAGAATCGGTCTGAATCAGCAAAGAAAGGCAACGGGCCATGGATCACTGACTATTTTGAGATGGTGCGCAAGACAGTTATCAAGCGGGCGTCTAAGTATTGGCCGAAAGTTGATCGTCTTAATACCGCAATTGATCTGCTGAATACAGAAGGCGAGGAAGGCATTTCATTCAATCACCAAAAGAAAGCAGATCCTGTTGATGTAACGCCTGTTAGCGTCGATTGTGTAGCTATGATACTTGACACCATCGAAGCAAAAGGGCGCAACGCTGAAAAATTCTGCGAGTACCTTTCAGGAAAATTCAAGCGACAAATAAAAATGATCTCTGAGCTTACATCCACAGAGGCAGCATGGGCAATCAAGGCGCTGGAGCAAGTAAAATGAGAACATACGAAGACTTGATTCGCGAGCTTGGCACAAAGGCAGAAGTCGAGCAGGGTAGCGATGAATGGCGATTCATGCGCCTTGGTGTTGCCAGCGCATCGAAAGCCAAAGAGTTTTTATCTGGTCGTGATACTGCTACATATCAAACTTATTTATGCGAGAAGGTGGCAGAGATTGCCACTGGATCACTGGCTGAGCAAATCAACTCAAAAGCTTTATCGTGGGGCAAGGACAACGAAGACACCGCGCGCGCTGCTTACGAATTTGAGACCGGGCATATTATTAAGCAGATCCCGTTTATTTACCGCGATGAGCTGAAATATTTTGGGTGCTCACCGGACGGGATAACGGATGATGCGCACGGGCTTGAGTTGAAGTGCCCATTCTCATCAACTGTCTTTGTTCAATTTAAGTGCAACGACAAGATCAAGAAAGAATATGAGCTTCAATGCCAGTTCAGAATGTGGGTGTCTGGCCGCGAATCGTGGGACTTTGCTAACTACGATCCGAGAATGCGATCTAATCCGCTGCATTTTGTGACTATAGAGCGAGACAGCAAGATTATGGAGCAATTCGACAAGCGATCCGATGAATGGGTTTCCGATATGTCACGTATGCTCTCAATGCTTGGCGTTAGCTATGGCGACCAGTTCAAATATGGAGATTATTAATGTGTTGCGAAAACGACAATGCACTTATAGCGATCATTAAGTCTATCAACCAGGAAGTTAAAAAGCGCATACCGAATGCGACTGAAAAGTCTATGTGCAAAAAAGAAAAAATGGAAATAGTTTTGCAGATCATAGATAAGCACAGAGATACAGTTAAGCTGCTTGGCTTTAGTCATCACCAGTTCATCTACCGAATGGGAGTGATGAATGGGGTTTATAAAGATAGAGATTAGTGATCTGCATCAAAGTTTTTATTAAGCGAATGATTGATAATTAACTCGTCATAAACAAGGAGCAACAAAAATGAGTGAACAACAAAGTACTGAACTGGCATTACCGGTAATCACAGAAGATAAATATCCAGCGCTTTATGTGTCTGGCGGCCTAGATAGTTATTATCAATCTATCCGTGAGCAGGTGATGAGTGAAGTTCCAGATCTAACCACAAAGAAAGGTATTGCCCGCGTTAAGTCACTTGCAGCTATGGTGTCAAGTAGTAAGGTTGCAGTAGAAAAGCCGGGTCGTGAATATCTGAAACAACTAAAAGAAATGCCAAAAGTTATCGAGGCTACTCTGCGAGACTGGAATCAGAAGATGGATTCACTGCGCGATGAAGTGCGCAAGCCGGTTACTGAAATGGAAGAAGCTGAAAAAGCCCGCATTGTTGCGCTTGAATTGCGAGTACATGAGATAAAACAGATCGGCGATTCAATCACTACCGATCTTGATTCTTTCGCATTGAACGAGTTGTCAGATAGCCTAAACAAGATCTTGATCGATGATTCATTTCAAGAGTTCATTGATGTTGCGAAACATGCGAAAGCAAACATCGAAAGCAAACTTCAACAATTTTTATCAGTAAGAATTCAATTTGAAGAGGGTCAGAAAGAACTTGCTCGCTTGCGAGCAGAACAAGAAGAGCGAGATCGCATTCAGCGTGAAAAAGATATTGCCGATCAAGCTCGCCATGAAGCAGAGCAAAAGGCTATGCGTGAAAAAATTGAAGCAGAACAACGCGAGAAGGCCGCAAAGGATGCTCAGTTAAAGGCTGAACAAGATGCTTATGAGTTGCAGAAGAAGCTAGAACAAGAGCGCAAAGATGCGCTACTTCGTCAGCAGCAAGCAGTTGAACAAGCGGCGGAGCGCGAGCGTCAACGCCAGATTGAAGAACAAAACAAAATCAAATATGAAGCTGAACAAGTTCGCATTCAGGAAGAAATTAAGGCTGCTGATGTTGAGCATAGAAAAGAAGTAAATAATGAGATCTTAAGTGATCTGATTATCGGAGCAAAAGCCAAAGGCATTGAGCTTTCTGTTGATTATGCAAAGGTTATTGTTTCAATCATTGCCACTGGAAAAATAAGACATACAGCTATCAAATACTAATCAAAAAAATAACCATCAGCGCTGATATTATTAAGGCTATGGAATTAAATGGAGTAATGAAATGACTTTAACCCTAAAAGTAAAACGCCTAACAGAAACTGCAAAACTGCCAACTTATGCACACGATGGGGATGCTTGCTTTGACTTGTACGCTGACGGCGTGACCAGTTTATGCGGCGGAACAGTTTTCATGTGTAGCACAGGGCTATCATTCGATATTCCGCAAGGTTATGCGTTGATGGTTTACAGTCGATCAGGCCATGGTTTTAACCATAACACGCGCTTATCGAATGCGGTTGGTGTGGTGGATTCAGGCTTTAAAGGTGAACTGATGGTGAAGCTAACCTGTGATCGGCAATTAACCTATCATCCGGCCGAAGGTGATCGCATTGCGCAAGCCATGCTCATTCCTGTTCCAGCCGTGGAATTTGAAGAGGTTGATTCACTGTCAGAAAGTGATCGCGGAACAGGTGGCTTTGGGAGTAGCGGAAAATGACAAACCAATTCACCACCGAAGACTTTAGCGACATTAAAACACAGCCAATGGAAAAACTAATCAAACTGCGAGATCGACGAAAGCAGAACTGGCAGGAGATGCAGCAGGCCGCACTTGTTGAATACAAGCTCTACGATGAAGCAGCGAAAGAGATTGATCGGAGGCTTGGATTGTTATGAGCCATGTTACAGCAGGTAAAAAATCAGAAACGCCAGTTAATAAAAAAGACTTCTGGAATACCAGTGATCTGGCTTTGAGCGATGCAAAAGCGCTGTGTGGTGTTAAATATTTTTCGTTAGATGCTTGCGCAACGTCAATCATGGAATCAAAAGGCGCTGATTTCATTGCACCTGAAAAGGATGCACTCAAGATAGAATGGGGTTACGCATTTGCTGATGCTAACCGCACAGTTTGGTGCAATCCTCCATTCTCACAGAAAGAGTTATTTCTCAAGCGAGCAAAAGAGCAATCAGAAAAACACAATTTAACCGTGTGCTGCATGATCCCTTTTGAACCTTGCACAAAGTGGTGGCGTGAGTTTGTAAGCGATAAGGCAACGTTCGTTTATGTGCCAAGCGGTCGATATAATTTCATCGATGACGAAACAAAGAAGGAAGTGAAGGGCGTTAATTTCTGTTCGTGTTTTGTGGTGTTTACTCCGCTTTACACCAAAGAAGCGATCATGATTAATTTTGAACGTGGATTTGCAAGCAAAAAATAGCCCTCAGCGAGAGGGCTTTAAAACAAGGAGTAAGCAAATGAACAACAAGGATGAAACAACCAGATGGAGTGGAGCAATTGATCTAATGTTAGTCCTTGTTTTCGTTTGCGTCAACTCTTTGTGGTGTCAGGGAAGAAGACACCAATCGCGCCAGCTACCGCGACGCCAGCACTAATGACCGCTTCTTGCACATCTGGCGCAACTTGAACACCGAACGCTGTTAGTAACAGCGCGATACCGCGCCATGTCGATGCTTCTTTCAATCGAGCTAGTAAGTAAGCCATATTTTACCCTCTTTA